ATGAGCAAACGCATTCCCAATTACGCCCTGTACGGGCAGGCCGCGCTGCCAGCTTGGCAGGATCTGTTGCACTTGGAATGGATCAGCGATCACGGCGACATGCATCATCGTGAAATCAGGCCACACCAGCATGACGCACTGTTGCAGGTCGTTTACGTTCGTAGCGGCGAGGGCGAAGTGTCATTGGAAAACAGCCGTATGGCGTTTCATGCACCGTGCCTGATCTTGCTGCCGCAACGTACCGTGCATGCTTTTCGCTACAGCGAGGAAACAGACGGGCCGGTCATCACCGCGGCGCAGCGCCCGTTAGAATCCATGGCACGCATCCTGTCCGGCGATCTGCTGGCATTGATGCAACGTCCGATGGTGATTCCCTTGCCATGGAATACAGACGGCACGGAGCCCATCTGGCCGCTGATTCAGATGATCCAAAGCGAAGCGCAAGGCCAGGAGCGCGGCAACGTGGCTGCCGGACATGCACTGCTGATCGCCTTGCTGGTAAAGATCACGCGTCTGGAACAGCCGGCAGTGACCGTCAGGCCAGCCAACAGCAGACGATCAACACTGCTTGGGCAGTTTCGCGATCTGGTTGACCAGCAGTTCAAGCAGCATTGGCCGCTTACGCTGTACGCCGAAGCACTAGGCGTCACGCCGGCCACACTGGGCCGAGCCTGCCGCGAAGAACTCGGCGAATCACCGACAGCCGTGATCAACGAGCGAATCGTGCGCGAAGCACAACGACAACTCGCGTACACCGCGCTGGATATTCAGCAGATCGCTCATGAACTCGGCTACGGAGACGCTGCGTATTTCAGCCGGTTCTTCAGAAAGCAGGCCGGTATCAAACCCAGCGAATTTCGCGCTGCGTTTCGTGGGGCGAATAGCGCCCAGCGCCATTTGTAGCGGGATGGAGGCTGACCAGGGACAAGAAGAGAGCCCCTCATCATGCAACGTATAATTTCGCATAATGGCCTGAGCTTATGTTTGGCGGTGTCCGGATAATCTGCGAAGCTCCGGGCGCCGGTGAACATAGGCTCGATTATGCGATGCGCTATTGACCTCGAATCCCGCCTGATCAAAATCGCCGAGCTGTATGCGCCGGGCCGCAAGGGTTCCGACGCCATAACGTGGATTCTCGACGACTACCCCCGACTGGTCGCTGAGGTCCGCGATCTGAGAAAGCGTGTTGCCCAGCTCGACGACGAAGGTGCCGAGCTCGATGCTGTCCTTCATGAGTTGCGTCAGATCGCTGAGCGAATCAACCTGCTCTGACCTGTCCTGCTGGCCTCGACCTCGCCGCTCGCGGCGATTAGTCGCCTGCACTGCCTCCTGTCGTGCTGCATAGCGCCTGCGACGATACCCCCGAAGGGGCCGCAACCATCGACCCACAAAAAAGCCCCCAGCGGCCTATACGGCCCTCAGGAGGCTTCTCGCGATCTTCGTCCCGCCGTCCCGCTACCAACGCAACCCGCGCCCTGATTTGCTCAAATTAGGCCGCTCCGAGCGCCTGCCCGGCAGTCTCCCAGGATCATCAGCACAGCTGACGGTTAGGTCACGAAGTTGCAGTGGTTCCGCCGCGCTTTGGCTTCACCGGCGCAGCCGGGTCCACCATCTCTAATGGTGGACTCTTGTGCAATGGCTGCACTTTCCCCTCTAATTCTTCCAATTCGATGAACTCGATTTCTCGGCAGCTTGCGCGCAGTTCTGTCGCCGCTTTCTCTGCCTGGGCGTTTATCACCCTGGCAGCTGTTTCGCATGACGCCCTATCTGTGTGAATGCTCGCCTCTGGCGATAGGTCTGTTGCGCTCAGTCCTATCATCAGCATCCATGCCTTCCCTACTGCCATCACCGCAGTGCTTCTTGCTCGTACCCGAATAGCACACCTTTCAGCGCGATTCGTGCCTGATTTCTGATAGCAGGAGGCAATGATTCGAAGCGCTTCAGGATTGGTGCCATGTCTTCGGAAACCGTCCTTTCAGTGTCACTCAGCAGCAATTCATCCGTGCTGACCCCCAGCACTAAAGCCATCCTCACGATGGTTTCGGCTGTCGGCTCTGATCGCCCGGCTTCATAGGCCGTATAGCTGGACTTGCTAACGCCTGCACCTTCCCACACTTCGCGCTGGGTGAGCTTTTTCGCCACCCTGAATTTCTTCAGGTTGCTTGCGATGGTCATGGCTCGTTCCTGCTGTTGTTTCGTCATGACAGCATCCTAGGCACTGTGGTTCCGTACAGTTCCGGTTAACCAATACAAAAGTGGTTGCATTCCGTCTTCCCGTAGTCTTATGATCCCGTCCACATTGTATCGGCATACCGATATTGACAGGGATTTCACAGTGCTCGACAAAATCCACCTCTTCGTGCCGTTTCGGGTCGATGCCATCGCTACCAGCACCGGTAAGCGCGGCAACGAACTGTTAGTGGTCGACCTGGAAGCCCTGGGCGTTCCGCTCCGCGCTACCAGCGTTCTTTCGGACGGGAAGGGTGGTTATCAGGTCGAGGACATTAGCCACGCTTGGGAATCCCTCTCCACCGGCTTCACGCCGTTGGCGTTCAAAGTGTTCCACCAGTCCCTTGGCAAACGTATCCAGCCCGGTGTTGAGCTGAAAGCCAGTCCGGCGAAGCTGCTCCAGGGGCACAACGTTTTCGGACCTACCTCGATCCGCAAGGGCGGGGAGGTCATGTTGAAGTGGCTGGCCGGTTCCTACCCGAAGCTCTGGGCTTTGCTGGACTGGCAGGCCGCCGAGGTCTACGGGATCGACTGCACCTATTCCGCCCGCCTGCCCGATCAGCGCACCGCTCTACAGCTCGTCCAGGCGCTTCGCGGCGTTAGCAATGGCCAGACCCGCAACCGTGGTGATGACTACGAAACCACGGCTTATTGGGGCTCCAAGGAAACCCGCCTGCGCAAGCTCAAAGCGTATCTCAAGGGCCCCGAGTTCCGCCGTCAGCTCGATGACGCCATTAAGGCCGCGAGAGCCTACGGCGGTGCCAATTTCGTTCCCTCTCAAGCGTTCGCAGCCCACCGGCTGCTCGCGGTTCTCCAGAACCCCGCGCTCCAGGAGTGGGCCGAAAACCTCCTTCGTCTCGAAGCCACTGTCATGCACCGCTGGCTCGAACGCAGAAACATCCCAACGAATCTATGGGCCCTTTGCGACTACCAGGAACGGCTGGAAGAGCAGGGGAGTTGTTTTATTCAGTGGTGTTGGGAACAAGTAACTAAAGAACTGTTTGCGGCCTTTGAAGGTATCTCCATGCGAGTAATTAATGATGAAAAAGTGCTGGCCGCACTTAAAGCAAAGTTCACCAAACAGGGCGGTCGGTGGACCAAGGCCAAGATTGATAAAGCAACTGGCGCGACTATCCCGTCTGTTTTTGTGCCTGGACCTGCTAACGAGACAGTTGCTCTCAATCTGTTTCGCACATATCGCAGTATTAAAGATTACGGCTGGCAGGAAACTATGGATTCCATGTCCCGCCGAACTTTTTACGATCACGTTGGCAAAATTTGCGAATGCGGACTTTCGAAGGCTGCACTTCAGAAGTTGAAGATTGACGATCAGAAGAACAACGTTGTTCCGATCCTGCGCTTTCTGCAAGTTGACTTCAGCGCGCAACGTCCTGGTTGGTACGTTGAGCCATCGGTGGAGGCTGCATGATGCGCTTTCTTTATAACGTTGTGTGCCAAGTTATTTTTATCGGCGCGCCTATTGCTGGCTTGCTCATTGTCGCTTTCTATCTTGCGAAAGCGTTCGGGTTGTTCGTCGCATGATCGCCGCAACTATGAATCTCCTGGTCGTCACTATGTGCGGACTGTTGGCAATTCACTTTCTCGGGCGCTGGGCCCGTTCATAACCGAGGTAATCACCATGCTGGTACAAATGGGCCTGTGCAAGGGCATCGCGTCGAAAGAAAAGATGAATGGCATCATCGAACATTACTTGGTGCTTACTGCACCTGGAAAAGACCAGTTCGGCCAAGAAACCGAACAGTCGGTCGGCCTGAAAGTCTCGAAGCGCCAACTCGATGCAGGCATCGAGAACGCTTATAAGGCGTACATCGGCAAACAAGTTGCCGTCCCGGTATATGCCAAAGCGTGGAAGTCCAAAACCGGCGCTGCGTTCGGCATGGACCTCTGGCTCTCCGATGACGGCCTGCCTGTTCCGGTTCAGCGCGTACAGCCGCGTCCTGCTGCTGTAGCTGGCGGTAACTGATGAAACAGCTTCGCTACTTCGTTCGCCTTATGTGGCACTGGTCAATTCCGTTCCTGCTCGGGTTCGCCGTCTCGATGGCTCTCTGGACCTGGAACGTAGTTGAAATGTCGCACCAGTTCGAAGCGGCTTTTAAAACTGCCATTGGTGCACGTTGCGGCGCTAATCAGTAATGCCCCCTCTTGCAGCTTGCCTGCAAGCGGGGGTAGGAGAGTTAAATGGAATTCATCGTGTGTGATGGAACATGGATTCGTACAGCGTCGGGTTATCTCGACTGTGACGGCGAACTATCAACTATGACACTCGAAGAACTGCGCGACATTCCGTACGCGCAGATGACCGGTGAACAGAAAGCCCAACTGACGGGAAGCCTGCTCACCTTTTTCGTACTGATCTTCGTTCTAGTGAAGCTCAGACGTCTCGCCTAAAGGAGTAACACCATGAAGAAACTGAATATGACCAAAATGTTCGCCCCTGTCGCTCTCGGCCTGTCCGCCTTGGTTGCTTCGGCTACCAGCATGGCCGCAGCCGTTGCAATCGACACATCTGAGCCACTGGCTCAAGTCGGCGAGGGCGCTACCGCAGCAGTTGCTATCGGCATCGCCCTGATCGGCTTTGTCGTGCTGATCGGCGTCCTGATCAAGACCCGCCGCGCCGGTTCCTAAGTTGTGCCTCGGCGTGCCGGCATCCGCCGTGCACGCCTTTTTTTTGCCCGGAGTTTGAAAATCATGGAGAAAAGAATATGTTTTGGGCAGACCCGAACAACTGGGTTTATTTGGTCGTTATTGGCGGTATTGCTTCTCTGGCATTCTCCCGCTAGTGCTTCAGGATATGTTTTCAGCTTCATCCGCCCTAGTACGTCTTTCACCGTCGGTAGCGCAACTCCTTTTAATTCCGCTACCGAAGCTTGCTCAACTGGCGCTCAATCATTCACGCACCCACAAGGCACGAGTGTTTACGACTCTCACACACTTTCTTCGACCGCTGATCCCGCCAGATTTCAGTGCGAAATTAAAGTTCGTCGTTTGTCAGATGGAAACATTTTGACCTTCAACGCAACAATTAATAGGACTGGCAACTCTTGCACAGACCCGTTATCAACATATGACCCACAAACCGGGAAATGCTCTGAGCCAGAAACTCCCCCTGAAGACCCTTGCCTCGCTACTACCGGCAATAAGATTACCCACCGCCACAAGCTTGGTGAGATCCTTCTAGGCACTATTGCCACTTCTCCTCCACCGCCTAGTGTCTGTCAGGCCTCTTGCCGTTACTCAGACCCCGAAATGGACGGCAAAGCATATCGTTTTGTAAGTGGCGACCCTTCTGGCGCCTGGGCGAACTTTTCTTATTTTGGCGATGGCGTTACCTGCGAAAACGGCGAGACCGAATCCGATCCGCCTAGCGATAAAAAGCCCGTCTCAGATAAAGAAAACAAATGTACTAATAAGGTGTGTTTGACCGTTGATGAGCATGGCAACTGTCAGCAATACACCTACTCCTGTACGGCTACAGAGAAATACACCGATCCCGGTAGCATGGACTGTGATTACGGTTCTGTTAACGGCGAGGCTGTTTGTGTCCCTAACAGCCCGGCTCCTAAGATGACCGAAAAAGATGTAAAAACGGATGTTAAGGAAACCATTAACCCTGACGGCTCCAAGAACACCGAAACAACTACTACAACCACCACAACCAATTGCACGGGTGTTGGTGCATGCTCAACCACCACGACAACTAACGTCAGCAATAACAAAACTAACGCTGATGGCTCGGATGGTGGTTCTTCTTCAAGCTGTACCGGTTCCGACTGCAAAGATGGCGACGGCAAGTCACAGAACGACCAGAAAAAAGAGGAGGAGGAGAGTCAGTCCAAAGTTACCGGCGGCGATAAATGCGATTCGCCTCCAGCCTGTACCGGTGATGCTGTCCAGTGCGCGATTCTTCGCCAGACCTACACCCAGCGTTGCGCCGATGAAAAGTTTCAGGAGGTCGACGGCGAAAAGCTCGGTCAGGAAGTTCAAGCCGGGTTTGAAGGCTCCGAATTTAAGCCTTTTGGTGAGGGCGAGCGTGGCAGTTTTGACCTTACCAACATGATCGACACCAGCTCTACCGTTAGTGGCTCGTGCCCGGCAATACCTCCGATCACTTTCACCATTCACGGCAAAACCCAAACCGTCCAGTTCGGCACCGTCATGGCCGAAATCTGTAAATACGCGTCTTGGTTTTCGTTCTTGATGGTCGCTTTCGCCATGCGGCGAGCGGCTGAAATCGTTGCTGGGGGTATGGCCTGATGCACTTGATCCTAGGACTTTTTTTCCGCCTTCTCGGTGTCGCTGTCGTACCTCTTGGTTGGAAGCTCATCAAGGGACTCGGCTTCATTGGTGTCACCTATACCGGCGTTCATTTGCTCATGAGTGAGGCCCGCGCCTATGTCTTTACTCAGCTGCTTTCGCTGCCTTCTGAGTGGTTGCAACTGATTGGCCTCCTCAAGCTCGACGTGTGCATCAACATCCTGTTTTCCGCTTACATCGCTCGCGCTGTTCTCTGGGGCATGGATAAGGCTACAGGCTCTAAATCGTCCATCCGCTGGGGAGGTAAGCTCTAATGCTCTACTTGCGAACTGGCCTGCCAGGATCTGGCAAGACCCTCAATACCATTCGTGAAATCGAGATTGAACACGGTCCCGACCCGAAGAACCCCGGCAAGGAACTTCGCCCCGTTTATTACTACGGCATTCCCGATCTCGATATCACTAAGCTCAAATGCAACTGGATTGAGTTTGATACGCCCGATGAGTGGTTCAACCTGCCTGATGGCTCGATCATTGTTATCGACGAAGCCCAACGCATCTTCGGTGCCCAGGATGGCCGCAAAGCTCGACCGGAAAAGGTAGCTCGGTTTGAGACCCACCGGCATCAGGGTTTTGATATCCACCTGATTACTCAGCATCCGTCGCTGATCATGAGCCACGTTCGTAAGCTCGTTGGTAAGCACATCAACATGTACCGCCCTTATGGCGGTAAGCGCCTGCTCAGGCACGAATATGAATTCTGCATTGATGCTCCTGAGAAGCGCAGCAATTTCAAGCTTGCCCAGGAACGGCGCATCAAGCTCGACCCGAAGTACTACGGTGTTTACAAGTCATCTACCGTCCACACGCACACGTTCAAGCTGCCGAACTACGTTTGGTATATCCCGGCCTGCCTCTTGCTCATTGCTGCCTGTATTGGTTGGGTCTGGAAGACCTACAGCCCCAAAACCAGCACCCTCGAAACCGCTGTTGTCGAGCAACCAAAGGTCGAAGGAGGGCAGTCGTCTGGTCTTTCCCTCAACCCCATGAATGCCGTCTCTAATTCGTTTGGCATCGGCCAGCCACTGGTTACAAAAGAGCAGTACCTCGAAAGCCTCACCCCGCGGCTGGATGACGTCCCAATGTCTGCACCGAGATACGACAAGCTGACCGAACCAAAATCGTTTCCTAGGCTTGTCTGTGTGGCCAGTGAAGACCCGTTACAGATCGACCGCGCCAGGACTAAGGGTTTTCCAGTTGCGACCAGCAATGGGCGTGAATTCACTTGCCAGTGCTACAGCCAGCAAATCACCCGCGCCAACACCAGCGCCGATTTCTGCTTGCAGGTCGTACAGAACGGTTATTTCGATGACACCCGGCCAGATATTCAACAATCGACGGGTGCCGGTTCCATGTTCGCCAGTAATCCGCCTGCTGCAACCGGGCGAGTGCCCGCAGCCCGGATGCCGCAGGCGGCATCCTCTGAATACATTCCTGCTCACCGCCCGATTGTTCAGGCTGGTGGCGGAAAGCCTGGGCACCTGTGGTGATCACATGGATGACTTCGCGATCTACACTGACGACGAGCTGCGCGAGCTGTACAACTGGCTAACCACGCAGCACCGGCTTGTTGAGGATGAACTCGCGTGGCGCTCACGCTGTGAAGACCTGGACCAGGACAGATTAGGCGCTTCGCATAATGGCCTGAGCTTATGTTTGGCGGTGTCCGGATAATCTGCGAAGCTCCGGGCGCCGGTGAACATAG